TATCACGATTTTTAAACATGAATTATTTGAATATGTCGCTAAAGTGTCGTTTTGATGTCGCTTTTAGCGTCTTTTTTTATGCCAAAATGTAATTGTAAGGAGGAAGCGCTTATGTTTTCAGACGAAGTTTTAGAGAAGATTTTTGCAAGAAAAGAATTACAAAGCTTACCTCTGCAAGTTCAGTCAAGCATAATCCATGCGATTGAAAATGTTTTAGAGGAGGACAGCAAAAATGCAGATAAACAATCCGTATCAGCAACCGGCAATGAATTATAATCCGGGATATGCCGCATATCAGTACAACCCTATGGCAAATATGCAGAGATACCAACAGCCGGATACGCAAATTCAACAGCAGATTTCACAATTTCAGCAACAACAGCAGGTAATCGGCATAAACGGCAAGATTGTAGCGGCAGTTGAAAATATTACCGCAAATGATGTGCCTATGGACGGTTCAGTTGCCTTTTTCCCAAAGCAGGATTTGTCGGAAATCTACGTAAAAGGTTGGAACGCAGACGGAACAATCAGAACGATTGTGTATAAGCCTTATACAGAGCCTCCAAACAATACAGCGGCGAATTCTATGGGCGGCACAGAAAAATCAAAATTTGACCTATCAGAGGAAAGCACAGAGGTATTAATGAACAGGTTTGATAGTTTGGAAAATAGATTAAGTGAAATCGAGCAGTTTATGACGACTAAAACATCGGCAAAAAGCACGGCTAAATCAAAAAATAGCCCAAAGCAGGACGGCGGGGGTGAAGATGAATGAATCCAGTTGAGCTTATTCGATTAATAAAAAGCGGCAATCCGCAACAGGTCCTTTCGCAAATGATGAATAGCAATCCTCAAATATCAAACAATCCTATGGCTAAAAATGCCATTCAGATGTACCAAAACGGAGACACGCAGGGGTTGAAGATGTTGGCAGAAAATCTTTGTCGTGAACAGGGAATTACAACCGATGAAGCAAAACAGCGAGTTTTAAGTATTTTTAATCGTTAGTACATTTTGGGTTGTGCGCACATAATAACCGGTTATCCCATTTGTAAATATATTTCAATGGAGGTAAACAAAATGTTTAACACAGGTGCAATGCCTAGTCTTGCTGATATTGCGGCAGTAACGGGCAATAAAAATGACGGTGGCTGGGGCGACGGCAACGGCTGGTGGGTTCTTATTATTCTTTTTGCTATTTTTGGCGGCTGGGGCAACGGCGGCTGGGGTGGTAATGGTGCAAATGGCGGTGCAATGCCTTATGCTACGAGCGCATTAACGCAGGCAGATTTACAGAGAGGATTTGATACACAGTCAATCGTGTCAAAGCTTGATGGAATCTCAAACGGACTGTGTGATGGCTTCTATGCTGTCAATAATGGTATGCTCACAGGCTTTAATGGCATTAATACCAATATCTTACAGACCGGATTTGGTATCCAGCAGGCTATCAATGCCGACACTGTAGCAAATATGCAGAATACAAATGCATTACAATCACAGCTTGCTAATTGTTGCTGTGAAACGAGAGAAGCCATTCAGGGTGTAAATTACAACATGGCACAGAATACTTGTGCATTACAGAATACAATGAATAGTAATACACGAGATATTATCGACAGCCAAAATGCAGGAACAAGAGCCATTCTTGATTATCTCTGCAATGAGAAAATTTCCAGCTTACAGGCAGAAAACAACGATTTACGCAGAGCGGCTTCACAGGATAGACAGAGCGCATTACTTACTACTGCAATGGCTTCGCAGACACAGCAGATTATTAATGCAGTCAATCCGGCGCCGATTCCGGCATATCAGGTGCCGAACCCTAATGTATATTACGGTTGTGGTTGCAATAGCGGTTGCGTCTGCTAATTTACTAAATAATCAAGTATCTTAATCAAATTGAGTTTTTTCGAGTTTCACTCGGAATAAAACTCAAAAGGTTATGTCTGCTAATGCAGTATTACAATGTTCCCGACACCAATGTCGGGAAGACAGGGCAGACTTCAAGAAAGTTTGCCCTTTATTTTGTGAAAGAGAGGTATTATTTTATGGCAGAATTTACAGGAATTGCACTTCAAACTGTTGCGCAGGGAGAAGATGTTGCATTTACAGAAACACCGGTTGCTGGTTCAAATTGCATTACGCACAGACAGGGAAGCGGTATTGTTAAATTGAGAGGACTTACAAACCAGTGCCGGGCAAGATTTTTAGTATCTTATTCCGGGAATATTCAAATCCCGACAGGTGGAACGGTTGAAGCTATTTCTCTTGCTATTGCGATTGACGGTGAGCCGCTGCAGTCAACTCGTATGATTGTTACACCGGCGGCAGTAGAGAACTTCTTTAATGTTTCGGCACAGGCATATGTAGACGTTCCACGCGGTTGCTGCGTTACGGCAGCGGTACAAAATACATCTGCACAGGCAATCGAAGTTCAGAACAGCAATTTAATTGCAGTTCGGGAAGCATAAGGGGGCGGTTTTATGGATATTATGAGAATGCACGACATGATTGAAAAACTGTCTGAATGTGCCAAATGTGAAATTGACAAAGGAATTGAAAATATAGACCCGTGTGAAATGGGACAGGTTACAGATATGATGAAAGACCTTGCAGAAGCAATGTATTATCGTACATTGATGAAATCAATGGAAGAATCGAGTGCAGATGAAACAATGGAAATGTTTGAGCGGCTTGGTGACGGCAGAAGATTTTATGATAACTACCGCTATTCAAACGGCAGATTTGCACCGAAAGGCAGAGGAACGCGCCGGGGATACGATGAACCTCCGTATTTCCACATGACACCGGAAATGTACCGCGGAATGGAACATGACAGGGATATTGACCGCAATTATGGAAGAATGTATTACACAGAACCGGCGACAAGCGGCATGAATATGACTGAAAGCGGATATGATAAAGCGAAGCGGCATTATACAGAAACCAAAGAAATGCACAAAGCGAATACCGCAGAGGACAAAGAACATAAGATGAAATCGCTTGAAAACTACATGAAAGAGTTGTCCGGCGATATTACAGAACTGCTTACAGACATGACGGCAGAAGAACGTACAATGCTGAAAAGCAAGCTTTCAACGCTTGTAAGTAAAATGTAATAATGTAATGGCAGGGGCAGAAATGTCCCTGCTTTCTTGAACATTGACAACTAAATATTGGCTAGTGATTTGTGGATTTAAAAAATTTTTTCAAAAAGGCATTGACTTGTTACACGTAACATTATATAATGTAACTCGTAACAAGGAGGTGGTTAAAATCGCACCTAAGAGCAGAGCTGATTACATGAAACAGCGTAGAGAAAAGACAAGAAATTTTAGTGCTGAACTTGACAGAGAAAAGTTTGAGAAGCTAGAAAAAAAACTTTCTGAAAAAGGGATAACTAAAAAGGAATGGCTTGACAACAAGGTTGATGAAGAAATCAGTAATTAAGCAAAAAGAGCAGTTGCCCATGATTTGACGGTCATGCAACTGCTCTAAAACCGAGATAACTCTCTGTGAAATATTTTATCATAGAGAGTATCTCTTTTCAAGAAAAAATTGAAAGGTAGGTATAATTTATGAAAGAATTTTTGCAAATAGTGTATACGAATCAAATAGAAAATACGGAAACTGGTGATGAGTATTTTAAAATCTTTGAACCATTTATGGATAGGCTTAAAGAAATCTTGAGTGACAGCCTTTATGAAGAACTAGAAGAATTGTTCAATACTTGTGCAGCTCAAAACAACAGCTTCTATGCAGTTACGGGTATGAAACTGGCGATTGGCATTATGGACGGAACCTTTGTTCCAACATGCTAGGAGGTTCTGTTATGAATGGAGAAGTAATAAATAAAAATACTACAATAACTACATTAGAAATTGCAAATATGCTAGAAATGAAACATTATAAGATACTTGAAAAATTAGAGGGTACAAAAGACGGCAAAACAAAGGGAGTTATTGAAACTTTAACTCACCACGATTTCGTGGTCAGTGATTATTTTATTCCGTCTACATATAAAGACGATAGCGGAAAAGAAAACAAATGTTATAAAGTAACCCGCATGGGCTGTGAGTTTCTTGCGAATAAGTTTACCGGGGAAAAGGGAATTGTTTTTACCGCCCTGTACGTGAAACGCTTCCACGATATGGAGCAGGCATTGAAAAAATCACGGCAGGCAATCCCGGAGAAAGAGTCACTTGAACATTATGGTATTGTAGAAAAGCCGGATAGCGGCAAGTGGTTTAACAAGAATAACTGGAAACTTAAAATAATCTGTGACCGATTCAAATGGACACGAAAATTTTTATACCACAAAATTCTTGTTGAACTGTCCGATTTGCACAATTTAGAGCTTGTAGAAAAGCTTTATACCGTTGCATACGGACACAAACCGGAGTACAAGCTGAATTTGCTGGATTACAGTGAAGAACTTGCCGAAACAGCAACAAGATATGTTAATTACTTGTTAATTGAAGAATGAAAAAATAATAATTTCAAATTTAGAAATCACTGGCTGATATTTAGCTGGTGATTTCTTTTTTTTGAGGTGAAATATGTTTTTGATAAATGGTATTGAGTGGAAAATTGAATTTGTTCACGGCACAAACAATAATTTGACACGTTCTGACGGCTCTATAAGCCTTGCTGTGACCGATTGGAACGACAAGACTATATATGTATCAAACAAGCCAAAAGGGGCTTATTTGCGTAAAATAATAGCACACGAACTATGCCATTGTTTTTGCTTTTCTTATGGTGTGAGTATGCCGATTGAACAGGAAGAATTTATGGCAGACTGGATAAGCAAATATGGCACAGATTTGATTTATCTGCTTGATTATTTAATGGCAGGGATACAGAGGGGAGCGGCAGTGTAATGGATAAAATAGATAAGCTTCTTGAATATGTGTGCCGGACAAATCCCGAAATGACAAAAGAACGATTGATTTATGAATTGGGAGAGTGCCGGTATACAGCAAAATCATTAATTTTTACGGCAGAAAGCGTGAATTTGCAAAAAGAAAAAGATTTAAAAAGTTGATTTAAAGCTATCTGCATGGTATAGTATTAGAAAACGCAATAAAGGGGTAGCGAAGTATGAAAACTTGTCCAAACTGTGGAGAACTGATAGGCGATAGCGTTGACCGTTGTTTTAACTGCAATTACAGCTTTAAGTACAAGAGCGTAATTAAGAAAGAAGCATTGCAGGAGTGCAGAAAGCAGGCAGAAAAAGAAATCGAAGAACTTAACCGGAAAAGAAAAGAAGAAAATGAGCGAAAAGAAGCTGTTATTAATGCTATTAAATCCGTCAGAATCACAAAAAACGACGTCATGAAAACAACCGGATTTGATTTTGTGGGATATAAAATTGTCAGATATTGCGGAATCGTAACCGATACTGCGTTATACAGTTTAGGCATGATGACGGATTTAAAAAATGCAATGAATTTTAAAGCGATGGTCGCAGGAAAAGAATATAGTGCATTTTCAGAAAAAGTGCAAACTTTTATAGATGAATTAATGAACGACATGGCATTAGAAGCCTTGTACAAGGGCGCAAACGGTTTAGTTGGAATATCATATAGCTGTGCACCGTATTGGAATACCGGCGACATTTCATTAATGATTACAATGAGTGGAACGGCTGTCTGCATTGAAAAGGAGTAGAAACTTATGGCATTTACAAATAAACGCGGAGAAAATATTAGTTTTGAGTGTTCGGAGCTGATAGATGAGTTAAAATCGGATATTGAGGAGTTCGGCGGCGATAAAATTGTCGCCGCGCGGTGCAAGGATACGCACGGTGTAACGTTGTATGTTAATTATGATTTTATTGAACCGGAAGACCCGATAAAGGAATCGGAATTACAGGAAGACGAATACATACAGACCATGACGATGACAGCGTTGCTTATGCTGTTGGAACAACAAGACAAATTATTTTAAAAGCTATAGGGAGTGTTGCGGCACTTCCTATTTTTAAATTCTATGAGAAAGGGGAAACAATGCCGAGGAAAGCAGACACTACTATTATTGATAAAGTATATAACA